CAGCCCCTTAACGCAGGCCATCATTTCATTACGGCGGTGTGCCGGGTTGCTGTTGCTGGCGTTCACCACGTCTTCCATGTCCAGCGTGTCGCCGTCTTCGTTGACCAGCTCATGCGAGCGGAAGAACTCCAGCGATTTGCGGCGCTGCTCGCGTTTGTGGATCACGGCTTCATAGCTGACATACGGGGACGCTTTTTTGTTGACCAGGCAAACGGCACGCAGCTGTTCCTCCCGCCACTCGCAGCGCATCTGCCACAATTTGCGATACCACCAGTCCGCGCACAGCATACGCGCCAGCGACGATGGGATCAGTTCATAAGGCACCGGCTTGCGGCGGTGCTTTTTGCGGCGTAACTGCTCAAACGCTGGCGGGATGACCTCAAGGCGCATGGCTTCTGCAGCAACCCTTTCCCATGCCTGGCGGATTTCCTCTGGTTTTACATCATCGCTGACAAACAGATCACCGCAGGCCGCATCGAGACACATGCTCATATGTGCCGCAACCAGCGTGGAAAGGCGCTTGACCTGATCCTGATTCATTTCAGGCAGTACCAGCAGCCCCTCCAGCCCGTCATGACTCGCCATGAACCGGAAAGAGGCAGACACCTGACTGTCACGCACGCGCTCCAGCCGCTCAAGACACGGCCTGATGGTTTCGCGCAGGTAGCGGGAATAGGCTTTTGCTCTGCCCAGACTATGGAAATATTTAATCCGCTCCAGCAGAGGCTTGCTGATATGGGACGGCATGGCGTTAATGTCAGACAGAATGACCAGATCGGGATTAAAACGCTGCTGCTCGCGCGCCATTTTGGCGTGGCTAATCAGCCGGTCCTGCTCCATTTCACGCTGGACTGGATCACGGGATTCATTGAAGAAATAGCGTTCCCAGACCTCATCACTCAACACCTCACGGCGCAGCTGTTCCTGCTCGTTATCCGCAGCGTAAAGAGCGATCAGGTTTGAAAGCGCGGACTCCGGCGCAACTTCCGCCGGGTCCAGATATGGGTTAACCGCTTTTTTGGGGTTATTCCATGAAAAGGCCACGGCGGCCTCATTCGAGCCGCCGGTGGTTGGTGCAATATGTAATGTGAATTTACTCACTGCCACACCCGCACCTCAGTTTCCACCGAGATATCTGGGCCGGATGCCAAATCGACGCCAAACCAGCCTGCTGATTTTGTGGCGATGATTTCTGCTGCAGATTTACTCTCGCCGGCAGCCACACCCATGCTGCGCTTTGCAGTGATGCGATGGCGGGTAAAATTACGATAAAGCGAACGGGTCAGGTACGTGTCGCTGTTGGACACGATAACCGGATGACCTTCTGATGACCGGCGCTCAAGAATAGACGCCAGATGATACTGATCATCCTCAGTAAACCCGGCGGTATGATAATCAGTGAAAGTACCGTCATAAGGCGGGTCGCAATAAACAACATCGCCAGGCACCAATAAGGCCAACGTTTCGTCGTAGCTGGCACAAATGAACGTTGCGCGAATGGCTTTCTCTGCAAAAGCGCGGATTTCGCTTTCCGGGAAATAAGGATTTTTATAATTACCGTAAGGGACGTTAAACTCTCCCTTTTTGTTATAACGGCAAAGCCCACGGTAACAGTGACGATTTAAGAATAAAAAAAGCGGCGCGCGCCATTCAGGGTCTTTATCGTAATTGAATGAATCACGGCTATCATAATAACCATCTTCACTATTAAAGACTTTAAACAGATGTTTGGCACGCTCAATAAAAGCAGATGCGTCTGTTGCTATGTCACGATATAGATTTATTAAATCAGGGTTAATATCCGCGACAAGATAATGAGGATAGTCTGTCGCCATCATTACAGCGCATGAACCCGCGAAAGGTTCAACCAGTCGCGGGCCAGCAGGAAGGTGCTTAATCAGTTCCGGCATGATGGCGGTTTTATTTCCCGCCCATTTCAGGATAGTGCTCATACAGCACCCCCGTTGTAGTGTTTGCCTTTCAGCTCTGCAATTTCCTGACAAGTGACGCAGCACTGCACGCCCGGAATGGCGCGGCGGCGAGCTGGCGGGATCGGCGCATCGCAATCAATGCAGAGAACACGGGAAACGCCCGGTGCCTTATTGCGGGCGGTGTGGATGTGGCGCTGGCGTTCTTCTTCAACGCGCTGCTGTACGAGGTCCATTGAATCAGCCATCAGTGGATCTCCTGCGCTTCGTTCTGAATCTTCACAGCTTCCTGACGCAGCAGCTCAGCCGCTTCCGTGTGGTTAAGCTGACGTGACACGATACGGGCAGCTAAAGAATCCAGACGCGCAGCCATCACATCTGCGCGTCCCCGGCGTTCTTCTTTGCGTGCCTCCGTCAGCAGCAGGTTGAGTCCAGCATCATCTGGTCCTGTTTTAATGGTACGGGTTTCAATATTTCGCATAGTTGTTTCTCCTGAATTTGGGCAAAAGAATGCCCGGCGGGTTTACGCCATTAATTTCTGTTGTGGGTTAATTCGGCATGGTTAGCCGCTTTGGAAATAAGCTCACCACTGCACGAAAATGATTCATTGCTTTCACCAGTTCCCGCTTTTCGTCAGTAGTCAGATCACTAATATTGACGCCGTGACGTTCTGCCGGAATTTTTGCCATATAAAAGATGGCTGCCAGTGCCCGCTCATTCTGTTTATTATTTACGTCGCGTGGATCGCGCATATCTTTAATAAACCTTTCAAGCTCCGGCTCAATATTCAGACCAAACACTTTAGCCCTCAATTCCGCAATATGGTTCAGTCCGTCCAGGCGTTTACCGGGGCTTAATGGAACAGTCGCCGTAGCGCCTTCAATAGCCATGATTTCCCCTGTTTGGTTGTGGACAGGTCAGCCAGCAGTTCATCCTGAGAGCGGCACGGGTGCCAGCGTTTGCCATCCTTCCCCATGATCCAGCCATGACCGTAGTGCATTGCCGGGCTTTGCTTTATGAGAAGTGACGCGAAAGATGGTTCTTTAGTCAGCATAACCACCTCAGATCAGACCGAACGAAGCGCCGAGGCCCGTCACGGTATCCACCGCGCTTGCCATCGCCGGGTTAGCTTGCAAACGCGCCTGCATCGAAACGGCAGCCAGTGCCATCAGACGAGTAACAGAGTTTATGCTGCTGATAACATCGCGGCGGCCTGCAGTGGTTTTCACATCGCCCGATACGGCACCGGCAGCAACACGTCCGATTTCAGCAGTAGCGCTCATGACGTAATGCGGCAGCTTCTCTTTTGCCACTTCGTTCATCGGTACGCATGGCAGGCAGTGAATCTGAGCCAGAAAACCGTCAACCAGCGTGGAGTCCTCAGTAAGATCGGTAAGCATCCAGATTTCCGAAGGGGTGAGCTGATGCGGTTGCTCCGGGTTCAGTTTGTTACGCAGCGTCTGGACGTTCATTCCCGCACGTTCTGCCAGCTTCGCCATGTTGTGACGCAGCGCAAAAGCCCGGCAGGCTTCGTCAAAATGCGGATGTTTGGAAACACGATAATCAAACATGATGTAAATCCTTTTCTATCCCAAAATGGAACTATTAGGCTTGCATTGCGACTTCGCAGCCTTGGGCCGCTTCCATCGTTAACGCGAACATGTTGATTTCGATAAGGCTGTTAACTCCGGCTTTCTTCCTGATAGGCAGGCGGTTTTCCCGGATCATTTGACGGGCATAGCTTGGCTTATAGCCAGTACGGCGACAGAACTCATCCAGTGTGATGAATGGCTCAGATACCACAAGGTTGATGCTGGGGCGCATTGAAAAATTACTTTTCATGATGCACTATTCCTCAGTTTGTGTTTAAAAACTTCACTATTCGGATGTATTCGCACATATACCGAACACCACAAAACCGATAATAGGATCGCAATTGAGATATGTCAAACACAAAAGAAACCCCTGACGTGATTTCAAAGTTCAATTTTTCATCACAAAGTGGTGGGAGAGAGGCCATAACACGCATTCTGCAAGCTTATGGATTTAGCACAAGGCAAGCTCTATGTGATCATCTCGGCGTATCTCAAAGCACAATGGCGAACCGCTGGATGCGTGACACTTTCCCACATGACTGGCTTATAGCCTGCCATCTGGACACAGGTATACCCTTGCTTTGGCTAACTACTGGTAAGGGCACCCCGGAAGCTATGCCAAATGAAGATCATGGATTGACTTTGCAATTAAATGAAATCACAAATGGGGTTTTAAACACCGCAGCCACGATTCGTTATGACCTACGCCTAATTCCTCAAAACACCACAGATCCGTTTCTTGTCAAATTTGAATCGACGACTTATCTCGTCAGTGAATGTAAAGATGAAATCAATGACGGCACTTGGCTGATTGAGATAGATGGCTTTGCGAGCATCAGACAGGTTTACCGTCTGCCTGGCGGGCGAGTTCGTGTAGAAAATGGTCCTGCATCATTTGAGTGTGCGGCCTCTGATGTAAAAGTTTTAGGGAAAGTGGCAAGCAAAATAGATAACGTGGACTGATATTAAATATCGTAAGGAGAATAAATGAGAGTTTTAGTCACAGGCGTTTTAATTTTGTCATCATTTGCTGCAATAGCAGCACCTGAACAATTCAAAAACATTAATGACTTGATGGAAAACTATAATGATTATCCAACTTATACCGTAGACGGTAAGGATTTTCCATCTTTCAAAATTTTGTCTGAAAAGCCTTTACACATCCAAATCTCGCCGCGCACTTTATCAGGGAGTTCAACGAAAGATATTAAGTACGAATCAGACAAGGCAGCCATTTACGCAGCATATCGTACTTTGTACCAAACGCCTGCAGACAGAGTCAAAGTCACAGTATTACCGATTTCAATTACTCCCCAGCCTCGAAAGGTTGAGTATATGACGGAAGATAAATATGATTTTAGCATTACAAAAAAGCAGGCAATAAATTTACTCCGCAAACACGGCAATATATTGAATGAAGACCAGTTAATGTCCGCCAATGGTGAATGGAGCAAAGCGTTTGAAAAGTGCTGTTACCTTGAAGAAGGTAAGCCCGGTTTATCAATATTTGCTAAAGAGTTAATCACGCAAAGGTAAAAAACGTGGCTGTAACAAAACTCGCTAATGGTAAATGGCAGGCTCAGGTCTTCCCCAACGGTAGGGATGGGCGGCGCATCCGTCGCCAATTCGCCACCAAGGGGGAAGCCATGGCCTTTGAGCGCCACATTAAGGATCAAGCGCAGGACAAGCCCTGGCTGGGGGAAAAAGCAGATAAGCGGCGAGTTACTGACCTTGTTGAAACTTGGTTCAACGCTCATGGCGTTACACTCTCTGATGGCCTCAAGCGTAAGGGTGCAATGGAATTTGCCTGCTTTGCTATGGGAAACCCTCTCGCCACTGAATTTAACGCCAAACTTTTTGCAACCTACCGTGAACAACGTTTAAGCGGGAAAATTACACGTTCCGATCGGGTAAAAGCAGTGACGCCCCGTACCGTCAATCTTGAGCTGGCGTACTTCCGCGCCATGTTCAACGAACTGAAAAGACTTGATGACTGGAGTGCGCCCAATCCGCTCGAAAACGTCCGGGAATTTAAAATTGATGAGGCAGAGCTGGCCTGGCTAACAGTCGAAGAAGTCAAGCAACTGCTGGCAGAGTGTGAGAAAAGTAAAGCGGTTGATTTAGTAACCATCGTCAAAATATGCCTTGCAACCGGCGCACGATGGGGCGAGGCGGAGTCA